AACTTGAATACCAGCACCGCTAATAGCTACGTTAGCCGCAATGTTTCTAAAATCAGTTATACCGTTAATTGTAGCAGATCCGTTAACAGTATTAGCTTTAAATGTTTGATTCAATGAACTAACTGTTAAAATAATGCCAGGGCTTGCATTAACAACCATCTGATCGTTTAGTTTATAACCATTACCTGAGTATCCTGCACCAGTAATTAATGCAGTGATACAAGTATATGTAACAGTAGCAGTTGCTTGTGTACCGTTAGTTTGTAAGTTACCGCCGCTGAATACAGGAGTTGCCGCGCTTGTATAACCCGATCCAGGATTACCAACTGTAGCAGTTGCTAGGCTTTCACCGCCTACTGTAATACCTTTTGTTGTAGTACCTGGCAATGTTGGGAACGCTGTGTCATAACGAATAGTACCTGCATTTTCTGTTGAAAAAGTAGGAATACGAACAGCAGTTTGGTCACCTAAAATCATCAAGCGGACAGCCGCATATTTTCCAGTTGTAGGCCAATTTTTAAATGTTAAGGTAGCGTTTGCGCCTAATGTAATGTATTGCAACGGGCCGTCAGTTAAACTAATATCTGTATTAGTAACAGCAGTTCCTAAACTTTTTGCAACACCGTAGAATGTTTTATAAACAGCGTTTGAAAGAACGTTTTGACCAAAATCGTTGGCCGCGTTTTTAAATGCCGCATTGTTTTGAAGTGCGGTAATCTCAGTACTAGCTTGTCCTAGTCCTGTTTTAATAACGCCAAAGTTATCTCTAAAACCTTGGCTATTGTTGTCCTGCCCTGCGACAGGGTATGTGGCATCTACGGAGCCAAAATTGATTAAACTTGCGGTTGGGTTTGACATGCTCTCATCCTATATATTTTACAGTGTATTTATCGTTCGTTACACTATGGTACTGTGATTTTTAAACACAAGATATTTATCGCTAGAATATCCAGTAACTGAATCTACGATATAACGGTCTGAAGTATAATCCAGCAATTTGAAGTCAAAACCGCTATATTTGATATTAATTATAATATCATCAGCAGTTCCTGGTTTGCAATAGCATAGAGGAACAGCTAATTTAAAGCCTAATTGTTGTTTTTGTCCAGGCTGAATACTACGCATCCATAAGGGCAAGTAGTTTCTTTCAGTGTCTCCGGTGCTGGATAGATTATTACGCCAGTTTGAAATGCTGTTTATATAGTGCTTGTTTGGCGCATTATCAGAAATATTATACCCTGTACTGTCTATCGTTAGGTCATTTATTGGACGATCTAACCACGACTCTGCTCGTTGCATACTAGTAATGCCCGCAGGTGTTGCAGGACTTGCCCAAATTTCTCCGCTTATATCGCTGGTTAATTTATACCGATCTTGAACATTATTTGTTATAAATTTTGCAGGTGCAACACCGTTTGGTTCAGCAGGATCAATCATGTCTAAATAAATCACTTCATAAACTACAGTTCCATCTTTAATAGCCAGTGCTTTTTTAACATCACCAAATTTAAAACGTTTTCGTTTATTGTTCAAGCCCATCGCACCTAAAAATTCTGCCGCGTTAGTTGTTTCTATCCCAGCGTATATTAGCATGGATAAATCTTTACTGACCCCAAAGTTTGGATCGCTTGGTCGGAAGATACTTGAGGTTGTAAAAATATCAGTACTTGTAATGAATTTCCTCCAAGCTGTTCTTCTAGTTTGATCCAGCAATGGCTGTGTTCTAATGTTACTGTATAACTTTTGATTTGGAGTTGTAACTGTTATTAAGAAATCTTTAGAACTAGATGTTAATCCAAATTGGTCTTTTACTAATACTGTAAATTTGTAATTTCTATCAAAGGTTGTAGTTCCGCCGTCGATACTGAAATCAGTATTTTCAGAATCAAACAAGATCAACCCACGTATGCCAACAATATCATATTGATGTTCGTTGTCAATAGTAGTGTTTACCTTAATTGGAATATCCCCAGTTAATCCGCCTACTGATTGCCATGTGTAACCAAAGTTACCAGGCAATTGCCACCAAGCAGGTGTAGTTGGCTTTGGCCACAATGATGTTCCTTTTTGGTCTAAAGTAAAGTCTCCGTTGTCTATTGTTGTAAGTCTAACAATATTTGAAGTACCAAATTGATTAACTTTGCCGGTTATTGCTCCATCGCTTGCTAACAATAAACCTGGCGGCAAGTTACCTGAAGTTTTAGTGTAAATTAAATTTGAATCTGCACTACAACGAGCTACCACTTGTAAATCAGAAACAAAATTTGCAGGAATATTTCCAATATTATAAGCACTATTCCAGTAGATATCATTGTCAATATTTCCAAGAACACGTAACGTAAATGTTCTTATAGAAACAGCCGGCTGTATATCTTCGCCTACTCTGCTTGCAGTAATAGTAAATGTGTAAGTTTTTGCAATTGAAGGTTGAAAAGGTATACGACCTGCAAGGTATACAGTTGAGTTAACAGGATTAAATGTCATGCCCGGAGGCAAATTATTTTCATTATCAATTGTAAAGACAATTGGAAAATCATCGACAATGTTAATACATTCTAGAGCAAACGTTACATAGTTATCAGCTCGGCACACGCCAAGATTACTGTTAGTTAGCCATATAGGTTCTTTTAAGAAAGTTACGTCCGCAGTGAATAGTTCGCTGTCATCTGTAATCTGCGTATAATCTGCGTGAAAACTTTCTTCTCCAATAACAAAAATAGAAAATTTACGTTTGACAGTTACACTTCCAGTTGACGCACTAACAAGAAATTCATAAGTTTGATTTAAACTTCTTGGCGTTTTAGTTGGTATATTGTAATCAAAATTTACAGTATCAAAAATAAAACTATCGTATCCGCTAGTACTTCTTAGACCAAAGTCGTAAAATGCAGTATCGTAAAATGTGTTATCAAATGTGCCGTCACCTGTTTTGCGCAAGTCCATAGTTGCTACAGGATTAACAATTCCAGAAAGTTTGCCTGAGGGAGATAGTGTTACTCCTGGCGGTAGCTTGCCATCTTCAGAACTTATAAAATATGTAATTTCTAAACCGTCTGGATCAACAGCACTTAATTGATAGTCAACGGGCGCCTTACCTAGGGTATATTTTTGTCCATGTAATCCAACTGGCAACAATCCGCTTGGAGTAACAAAATTAGGCAATTGTCCGCCGTTGACAATTAGATTAAATGTTCGATCAGCGACTTCATGATTTAATTGAGCACGTATACAGAATGTATATGTTGTAGTTCTAGACACATTGTACGGATTACCAACAATGGATGCTCCATCGATACGTAGTCCAGGAGGTAAACTGCCTGATATTACTTTAAATGTAGGAAGTGTTGGATTTGTTATAGTAGTTGGAAATGATCTTGCAGTAGCTAAATCAAATGTTGGATTAAATAAATTCGCACGTTCTACTGCTACAAACGCATCTTTTTGTAGTTTAATAGTATCGGTATTACGTAGAATTATATCAGATAAAGATGTGCCAGCGACCCAGTTATATTCCTCAGTAGGCCATTTTTGATTTTCCCAATACAAATTATCGCCGTCTCTTATTTTAACAAACTGATCGGATATAATTTTATGGAATGTTTGACCTACCATTGCACCAGGATAACGATTTTCTGCTAGTCCGCCTACCCACAGTTCGACTTTATCGATGTCAATATATGTATTTTTTAATGCTGTTGCTACCGTAACATCACCGGTAATGTCTGAAAAATTCTTATATGCAGGTAAACCTAACAAGGTACGCATCTGATTTAATAATGGTAATCCTAAATCTCGGCCACGTTGAATATTTGTTGCGGCTAAATCTAGTGCGGCAGGAGGAGCGTCTAACAAATTACGCAAATCTTCAATAATATGTACGTCTAATTTATTTGTAATGTCCGCGGCCAGTTTACGCAAGAATCCGTCTGCGCCGCCATTACGTTCGTAGTTAGGCCCTTGAATGCCAAACGCTTCAGATAATGACAGCGCCTCTGTAATATTACCTTGTTCGTCTATTCTATCTTGTGCGCCAGACACAATACTATGGCCAAAGCGTAAAGCGGCCGCTGACAATTCTATAGGTATACTAGCATCGATACTTTGTTTAAATCCTGTGTATGCAGGTACAGTGCCTATAACTTTTGGCAACCATTCGTTGTATGTTATCTTCTGAAATTCAGCAATAACAATAGCACGGGCACGTTGGTATAATCTTTCTCCGTCCCATGTAGGATGTAACGCTTTTAGATAATCTACGATCTTATTATGTTCTCTCAGCCATAGAGTTTGCATACTTAATAAATCTGGATTTTCATTGCCTCGAGGATCGCCTAATATATAATTTCCATTTCCGTCAACTGGAGGGTACATACCATTTTGAGAAGTTCGCAATTTACCAGTTGTTGCTACACTTCCGCCTTCGCGTAAAATAACAGGATTGTTAAATGGTGTTGGTCCCTGAGCTACACCTGGAGGGTATGCTAAACCGTAAACGACACTAAGATCAATCCAGCCTGTAACATCATTTATTGTACGTCCTACAACTTTATTAATGCCGGTCCCTGGTGCTAACTGATTACGTGTAACAGGAATAAAACTTCCAGGTGTTAAATTTTCATCCCCTGCTGGAACAGTTACTGGAATAAATGTGTGCCCTTCACGTGCAAATTCTAAATCGTGTGTTAAGAATTGTCCAAACGCATACATAAATCCACTGTATCCAGTTGGGTCAAATTCTTCGCCTTCGTTTACACGGTCCCATACCACATTATTACTAATAGTTCTAGGGTTAGGCAAATCGGTACGCATAGCATATATGCCGTCTGCATAACTGTTTATTTCAGCACGGGCAAATATTGAACCTGCTGAATTACGTAAAGGTGCTGTCGGATGATGTCCCGACCCGTCATAAGGCGGAGGAGTAGGTGATCCAAATTGCGGAAGTATTGGTAAAGGTATATCAACAATTACACGTTCTTGGAATGTGCCAGTATCGAATGTAGTTGAACGTGCATCGAACGTAGTCTTTGCAGTATCCAACGCCAAATTTCCAGTAAGCCCAGAGAGCCCTGGAAATGTGTATCCGGAAGTTTGTGTCCAAATATTAAGCATCTTTTATTTCCTGTCTATCGGACAATTAGAAAGTGCCAAAGTCTAAATTATTATTAACTAACGGTCCTAAGCCCGGCGATGTATATCCCATGTCTAAATTTATAGTATTATAATTTCCTACGATAATACCCATATCGACATTAAAACTATTTGTTTGCATTAACATGGCAAACATTGCATCTAAAACTTTAACATTAATTCCATAAACTGTAGTTTGTACATCACCAGTTCCGGCAATGTCAATTAAGCGATGTCCGTTGATATTTAAATCGCCACCTAAACTAGGCGCTGGATCATTAATAACACCAGCACCGCTTTTTAAATCAATTATGTTAGTTCCGGGTACAATACTAATACTGTTATCGCTACTGGTTATACTTTTAAATTCTGCGGTAGTATCATTTTTAATTTTAAAAATACCCACAGTAGCACTAATAGTGGTACCGTCAGCAGTTCCATACACACCTGGATCTGTAGGATATCTTAGTGTGATTTGTGTTGATGAGCTGGCAGTACAAAACCAATGCCCGTTATATAGTGTATTGGTATTTCCGGTTAGATAATAGTACTGATTGGCTGGCGGGATGACACTTTGTTGACTAATAATTAGTGTAACTAAAAATGGACCTGTACCAGCTTTAGTTAAAAAACGGTTAACAACAATGGTATTGATACCCAAATTTGTTGCTTCAGCAATAGGAACGTCAGTTCCAAGCAAACTAAAGTTTTCGTTGACTTTTCTAAATGCTGTACGCAAGTCATCGCCTGACCCGTCGTTTGCATAATTACCTATATTAATCGTTTGAATTGGCATGGTTTCCGCTCTCTTTTAAGTATTTACCGTATTTTAATAACCGCCAGTCAGTGCCGCACGTTTCCAAGTATCTGTTGCTGTACAAATGTAAACGTAATTTGCATCATAACTGATTTGCCCAGCAGTACCGGTAGCAGTAGCCGTTTTAGTTCCGTTAGGAACAGTTCCTAATGCTGTATACAATTCAGTAAAGTTTGCATTTACTTTTGTAAAGGCTGTACGTATCGGATCACCGTTCTTAGCGTTAGGCGCTGTACCTGTGTTAATTACTTGTTTAGCCATTATACTCTCCCTACAGCAACTTGGATAACTCCAGCTTCGCCGTTGTCTTTGTCTTCTAGTGCCTTACCAATAATGCTACCTAGTTTTGGATCAGTCGCCTTAACAGCATAACCCGGTGTACTTGATGTAGTTAACAAGTCGCCTTTCTTAACACGACCCACTACCTTACATGGAACACGACCGGCAAGTGCCAAACAAACACGTATACCAGTTTGGTCATTGTTCATTACGTATGCTGGGTTAGTTGTTACAACACCTGCTGAACGTGTATCATTCATAGCATTAGTTGTTGTAACTTCTTTGTCACCACCAAATACTAGAACAGTTCCTGGTTCGTATTCTTGGTCACCTTCATAGTATTCTGCAATGTCAGCGTAAGTAGCTTGTAACTTACTTGCACCGACTAGTGTCCAGATACCTTGAATTGTACCGTTGGTATTATCAGCACCGGTTGTAATAACAGTTGATTTCAAAGTACCCAGTGAAGTGTCGAACAAACTACTAGCGTTCAAATGCCACTGTCCAGTTATGTAACCGTCTGTAGCTGTTGCACCTGTACTTAATGACAAACTCTTAAGCGTTACGCCGGAAGTAGTAAAATCATTAACTCCGTAGAATGTGTTGGTAGCAGTTGACGAACCAATTGCTGATAAGAATTTAACGTTACCAGGTGTGTAGAATTCTAAAGTTGTTGTAGCAACTTGTAAGATATTTCCACTACTTGGCAATGAATTTATTTTAATACCCTTAACGTCAATGTTACCGTTAGCATCAGTTTGCACTATACTCAAATTGCCGCCAGTTGCAGTAACAGCAATAACTCCGTATGCTTTAGAACCAGTTCTAATAACAGCACCAGTGGTTGTTTTAACAGAGTCAACAGTATTAGCACTTGGAATAGAAGTTACAGTAGTGCCAGTAGGAATATCCTGGTTACGTACACCGTCGCCGTTGAACACTAAGGCTTGCGAAGTTGTAACTGCTAATGCACCATTTACACCAGTGGTATTGGCCAATAGACTATTTGCCTGAATCCATTGCATCTTGGTAGCAGGAATACCGTCACTAACACCTGTGGAAGTTTTATGTGTTACCCAACCATCTGTAATACTAAATTGACTACTGTCATATTGACTTACACCTGTTGCGGCTTGCAATGCATCCATGTCAATAGCATTACCGTCACCGCTACCTATACCAATAGCTTGGAATATTGTACCAGCTGTGTTAGCACTTGCCCCAACATAATTTGCCGTTCCAGGAACGTTCCAGTTAGTTGTTGTACCAACGCTAGCAATTCTGTAACGTTTGCCTACAACAAAACTTCCAGCATTAACAGTAACTAACGATGGAGCACTACTAATTGTAGCAGTTGCCAAAGTCATTGCCAACTTGCTTTGTGCAATAGCGGCCGTTGCACTTACCTTGCCGTCAACTACTGCACCATTACGTGTAAATGTTAAACGTCCACTTGGTGTTGTATTATAAGCCGCGCTCATAGTAACAACAGTAGTGTTAGTTATTCCAGTTATATACTGATTACCTGTATAACCTGTTCCACTAATAATCATACCAGTAACAAGTCCAGTTGAACTGTTCAATGTTAATTGATTAACAGTTCCGCCTGTACATGTAGCTGTTTGACTAATGTTAACTAGGTATGTACCTGTGTTACCAGTACCGTTAACTGATGTAGTAGTTAAGCCAGTATCAACAATGTAAGTACCTGCCGCTACGGATCCACCGGTTAACACCATGCCTTTAACAACAGTAATGCCTGGGCTTCCAGAAATAGTTAATACATTTCCACTAATTACACCAGTGAGCGATCCAGTAGTTGCTGAGCCACCACTAACATAAGTTGTAGCCACTACCGCACCTTGAACAGTACTTACTAATGTAGTTCCGTCATAGGAAATTGTAACATCGCTAGCAATATCAAAACTTGCATTAGTCCATGCACCTGCGGTAGCATCGTTATTAGTTTTTGCAAAACTCCAAACTGGTATTTGTGCATTTGCAAAATTCAACTGCATACTTGCCGCAGTATCTTTTAACTTGAAGAAACTATCGCGTGAGTTAACAACGTTATCAACATAAATCTTAGTTGTTGCATCTGTATTTAAAATTGGAGTTCCGACACTACCAATAGTAAATCCACCCATTGACAGGTTGCCTTTCATTGGCAATTGTCCGCTTAGGTTCATATAGCCTGAACCAATTAATGATGTAGCAGGAGTAGTAGCACCTGAGTGTTGTACACCTAATCTATTGTCAATGTATCCACGTACCGCAGACTGTGTAGGAACAGTATCTGATGCATTGTTAGTCATTGAGCTGTCTGTTGAGAACTCACTAACTGTAACACCACGCTTAAATCCTAAACCGTCCAAGTTACTCAACGCAATTGACGCTGAGAATGTAACTGTACCAGTACCTTGGTCAACTGTAAAGAATCGACCTACACGGAAGATACCGTTTTGGTCAGTTGTTACATAGAATACACGACCTACTGTTTCTTCCAATACTTCTTTTGTTTGGTCTGCCTTTTGATAAGGGTTGCCATAAATTTGATATGGATAGTTAGTTGTGTTGTAACCACCAGTACCAATGTCTAACAAGTCGTGTGCTGAACAACGGCAAGTACTAATACGTGTAGTAATCTGTGCGGCAGTACCTTGTAAGTAACCAACACGCAGTGGAGTTGATGTTACGGTACTCATCGCACGACTAATACCGCTAATAATTGGAGTAATAGTAGTCGGAGCCGCAATCAAGAACGGATCGTTAAATGTTATGTTACCAGAAGGTGTTCCGCTTGGCGGAGCACTAATTGTTAAAGTAACACCGTCAACAATAGAAGTAACATACTGACCTAAGTAGAAACCACCAGTACCGCCACCGCGGATCAAGTCTCCAATATTAATACCTGTAGTGCTTGCAACTTTTATAGTTGTACCACTTGAACCTGTTGGGTTGTAGGTTGTAATAGTTGCTGTTTCTGGATCAGTACTGTATGCTAAAGTAATGCTAGTAGTTGAACTAGCAACGCATTGTACATACTGATTATAACCACTATTACCGTTGCCGGTTACAGAGTAGAATGTATCAACAACAGGAGCTGTGCTTTGAGTTGGTATTTGTAATGTTGTATACCAGGGTCCAGCATTACTAGTTAAAGTTGTAAATCCTAATGTTCCAAACGGTGTACTATCAGGAGCCGCACTAATAACAAGAACTGTAGCATTATCGCCAGCAGTACTTACTGTTGAAGAAGTAACAGTTTGGCCGCTAGTAAATCCATTACCAAATATAGTCATACCTGCAACAATGTACTGACTTCTATCGTTTGTATAAACTTTGATAGTTGTACTTAAATTGTTATAAGTGATAAACTGACCTGTTGCGGTAGCTGTTGAGTTTGCACTTGTTACAATGGTGTTTGTTGAACAAGTGATAGTTACAGCGCCAGGACTGCCGCTAGCGGCAGAACTTATTGTAATAGTACTTCCAGGAACATCTAGTGCTGTGATTATTGTACCAGCAACAATGTTAGTTCCAGTAATAGTAGCGCCTACAACCAAGTTAGCAAAACTACTAACTGATGTTAATGTAGTGCTAGCACTAGATGGAGTAGCAGTGAATGATGTTGTACTACTTGTGCTTACGACTAAGTTGTCTGTACGTCCATTAATAGATGCTTGAGTTAATGTAGCAGTTACGCCTGGAGTCAATGTACCAATGCTAGTTGATAAATCAAATACTGGAGTAGCTAGGGTCGCTTTAACCCATGTGCTGGTAAGTTGAATACTTGTAGAACTGGTTACTTTACCAACATAGTATGTTGTTCCGCTAACATAAGCTGGGTTAGTAATACCACCCGCACTTGGTGTTCCTGTTAAGGTAATAGCTTGTCCTATTGTGTATGTCCCACTGCTAACAGTAGCAGTACCAACAGTGTCAGCAAATGCAAAACTAGCAATAGTACTTGAAGCCGCTACTGTTGTAATGTTTGATAATGCTGTACCACCTAATGTAGTCGCAATGGTAATTGCATTAGTACTGATAGTTTTAACGTAGTACGCGGCCTGATTAACAGCAGTAGCCAATGTAAACGTCATATCGTTAGTACCATCGGAACCGCCTAACACTGATCCACTGATTGTAATAGTATCAGCTAGCGCATAGTTTGAACCTTGTGCTACTAATGTGATAGTTACCGCACCGTTATAACTAGTGCCGCTTCCTGTTTTTACAACAGTAAATGTTGCGCCAGTACCTTTACCGCTACTGGATTTTGTTACTACAGCGGTATATGTTGCCGCACTGGTAACGCTAGTACCAGTAACAGTGGTATATGTTGTTGAACTATTCAATCCACCTTTAACTGGAATACCACCAAAACTTGGTTGGTTTGGATCAAAAGTAATAGTGTTACCAACAGCCAAGTTACTTGCATCAGCTAAGTTAATTGTACTTGGGCTAGTTGTGCTAACAGCCGTTACAATATATTGGCTAGGTATACCTGCACCTTGAATACTTGATCCAGCAACAATGTTAGTTAAACTAGATACACCAAGTATGTTAGGACTACCGCTTACTGTGTTACCTGTAATACTTCCTGTTGGCTGATATGTAACTGCTACTTGACCTCTGCTGATTGGTCTTGTAACAGTAATCGGTGTTGAGTTTGTACTTGTAATACTGTACTTGGTAGCACCTAATGTAATATAAGGAATTGTTGCCTTAGTAAATGTTAAGCTACCGCTTGGTGTACTAGTTGGAGCTAAACTTAATACAACATTATTGCTAATTCTTGAATAAGTTAATCCAGATGGAGTACCGGTAGTACTTGTAATAAATGTTGGAGTACCAGCAATTGCGTTAGCGTATGTGCTAGACAATTGAATACTTGTGCTACTGTTTACTTTACCAATATAGAAAGTAACGCCGGCAGTCATATTTGATGTGTTAGATGCACCGTATGTTGTACCGCCAACTACTAGTGTACCACCGCTACCGTATGTACCAGTAATTGTAACTGCTTCGCCTACTATATAAGTTCCGCTGGTAACTGTTATGGTACCTGCGGTATCAGCAATAACGAACGATGCAATAGTATTAGAACTAATAGTCAATACTTGTTGTGCATTAATAAATCCAGTACCAGTTACTGTCATACCAGTAACAATATTTTTTGTAGTACCGTATATGAATGTAGCTGATCCGCTGGCAACACCTGCCGCGCTTAGGCTAATACTGTTTGTTCCAGTGTTAATACTAATAATAGTAGTGCCAGCCGGTATACCAAAACCTGTAATAGCTTCGCCAACTACAAGGCCAGTAAAGCTACTTACACTGGTTATTGATGCAGAACCGCTAGATATTGTACCTGTAAATGTTCCACCAATTACAAGTGTAGTTCCTGAGCTTCCAGTTGGATTATAACCTGTAATAATAGTAGTGGTTACTGGAGGAGTATAGCTTACAATTTGATGTACCTTGCCACCAAACGCAAACGCATAACTTCCTTTATTAACTTGGTCAATACTAGCTTGCGGACCAAATGGTGTAACTGCAATACGTGTATCGCCAGGTGTAGCACCCAATGTCTTTGAACCAAGGTCAACTGGATCTTGTTTAGTAACGTTAGCAGTATCTGCTTGGAATAGATAATAAGCAAATGACTGGTCAGTACTTAAGATAGCTTGGTTAGCCGGTAATATCTCATTGGTAGCTTCTGTCAAGTTATAAGTTAAAACACGATAGATACTACCTAAGTTGTCAGTAAATTGTACAGCAGTACTTGGACGAGTTGGGTTTACGTTATCAATTTCGTAGAATTTGAAGTTTTGTAACACACGTAATTGAACAAGTTGTCCATCGTATAATGGAGACGCTAGACCTGTACTGCTTACGCCGCCTGAACCACTAGTACTTAATGTTAATAACAGAACGTTTTGTCCGCCAATAGTAGCACTGGTAAATGCACTAGCAGTTATAATAGAAGTAACTGTTCCGCCTGTTGGAATTGTACCACCAATCACTGCGTAAGTGATACTTGAACTTGATACAATACTTGTAATAACAACAGTAGTCGGAGTACCTCCATATAGCGTACCTGTGCCAGCAGTAGCACTTAATGTGTTACCTACTAACATA